CTAACGGTGGCGCAAGATATGCTGGCACAGCAATTCAAACTATTGCAGACTTCACCAGCACTGCGTCAAACAGCAGCAGAGTTTATGGTTTAACCAATGTGCTTAATACCAAAGGCGATAGCACTGCTACCAGCGCATTTAGAAACATTGGATTCTACAATGCTATCAAGGCTGGTGATGGAGCCACAGTGGACAGTGATTTAGGCTTTATGACTGGAGCAGCCACCTTAACCTGGATTGCAGGTAGAACAGATGGTGGCACCAACACAGTCACTGGTGCCACAGCATTGATTGCTGGGCACACTGAAGACACCCCCGGTGCACTGTTAAGCGCACGCTGGGTTGGAATGGGATTTGACACCAGATTTGGCAGTGATTCATTGAATGCATTGGGTAGCGGTGGCATCATGTGTATCCACAACCAGGATCAGAATTCGGTTAGATTTGGCACTGGTGCCAGTATGGACCGGGACATTGACCAATACTATTTCATTCGCAATGAAGATTTGCGCAGTTATTCAGAATTGGGCATGATTCGCAGAGCCACTGAATTGCGAGAGGCTCCAACAGCTAGTGCAGGTGCGCTAACGCTGGATTATTCACAATCAAATTTCAAAAGAGTGGATGTTGATCAGGATATTACCAGTATCAGTATCATCAATGCAAACACTTCAGCTTCACCCAAGACAAACAGAGGTGCTGAAACAATGACTGTGCTTTTCCGTGCTGATACCACTGCTAGAACTATCACATTCCCAAGTGGTGCAGGATACTATTACAGCAATGGTATTAACGAGATTGTTTTGCCAGCAAACGGGCATCAATGGGCAATGGTTACCACAGATGGTGCTAACTTCTACATCAGCATCTCACCAGCATTCAGCACGGTGTAATTGATATGTTTTCAGTTGTTGGATCAGCATATATGGTAGCAAACGCAGCATGGGGTAGCAGCGATCCTTTTGCTAAATTTACCAGTGAATCAGCATTTACAGGCAGTTTTGCCATGCCCACTGATGGTAAACTGCAAATTAACCAGAACAATCAGGCTGTTGCATCAAACAGTCAGGTCAATGATATGACTTCACCAGAGATTGACATATCAGGATTAACTGGTGAAACTGGCTACAACACAGGCAAGTGGTGTGCCTCAACCACTTGGCAATTGCCCACTACCAATCAAGACAATGCAGATCCCATGGTGTGGCGGGTTCTGGATCAAAATTCACAGCAATATGACTGGAACATGCAGCTGATTTACAATGGTGGACAGAATCTATGGACCATTGGCTACAACTCACCCATGGGCGGCTCATTTTTGTCATCAACCATACCTGACAGTTACGGTGGTAGTTGGCTACAACTGTATATGGGTTGTTCACCAAACAGCAGTGATTATGTCAACTGGACCGGAGGTTCAGGTTGGAATTACTATATAAGATTCGCTGTGATTGATCTTGCAACCAACACTGTGTTGCTATCTGAAGATAAGGGTTTCAATAACACTACCAATTTGGATTATGCTACCATGTTCAATACCACAGATATATCTGTGATATATCCATACAACACTGCTGCCGACAGTTTCTGGTTCAACCAAAGAGGCGGCTTCAACAGCCAACACCTTTGGGCTGGCGGCGCAGTATGGTTAGGTCACCATTGGGATATACAACAAAGCTACAGTGATGGCATGAACAGAGTATGGTGCAGTGGCACTATCAATGGCGGCAAAAGTTGGTTTAACTGTTATAATACAGGTTCACCAGTGGCAGTGGCATATGGCACAGGAACCTATATGTATTATTTGCCAACTACAGGCACTGATAGATATTCAGAAAGCAACAATTATCAAGCCCAGGTTGGCTTTAGCAAAACTCCAAGTGAGTGGAGCACCATCTATACCACTACCAATTTACCAGAAGGAATATTACTATGAGCACCGCTATGAGCGACTATTTGGAAACAGCATTGCTTAATGCAACGCTGCGAAATACCAGTTACACTTCACCAGCCACAGTTTATTTGGCACTGTTCAGTGCATACACCGAAGGCGGAACCATAACAGAAATATCAGGCAATGGTTATGCAAGACAAACTGCCAGTTGGGATGCACCCAGTGGCGGAATCACCACAAACAGCGCAGCAATCACATTTACTGCTACCAGTGATTACAATGCGGTTGCAGTTGGCATATATGATGCCAGCACTGGTGGCAATTTGCTGTATGCCACTGGCATGATTCCATTTACTGTTACCAGCAGTGAAAGCCTGGTGTTTGCTGCTGGGCAATTGACGGTAACGCTGACATGAGCAAGCTAGAGCGAACAAATCTTGAAGCACATGTAGATCTTTGTGCAGAGAGATATGATCGTATGGCAAACAAAATTGAAGAACTAGACAAAAGAATTACCAGCATTGAAACAATGCTGATTGAAATACGCAATGATTTGCACACCATTCGCCACAGCGAACAGGATAGATGGAGCAAAGCTCGCGATGTTATCATCGGTGTATTAGCAACTGTGTGTGCATTCTTGCTCACAAATCAGTTTATGTAAGGAGAACAGTATGGCCTGGCCAACAACAAACATTAGCACACAAAATTTAGACCAAGGCACAGACTCACCAGCATTGGCCAGAGTTGACATCAAGAACATGGCTGATTCGGTAAACGCCATGACCAACTCAATCACTGACAGTGGTGTGAGCAACAATGACATATTGAAATATAGCACAGCACAAAGCAAGTTTATTCCGGCACCTATCACAGACATTGCACCAAACTTGAACCCAGCACAGATAGTTTTGATGCCTACCAATACCACAACAGCCAGTGCTTTTGGTCAAGCACCAGGTGCAGGCGACTGGCAGTTCCCCATGTTGCTCACAGAATTAAGTGATCCCAACAACCTGTTTTCACAAGATGCCAGTGGTGTTTGCACATTTGCAAGTGGCACCTATGTGATAGTGTGGCCCCCATTTGAATATAATAGAAGGTTAAGTTACATATTTCCAGTTGATGGCAGCAACAATCTTGTAAGCACTGTTAACAGCATTGGCACAGATATAGCAAGCGATGGTTATGTGTTATTAACTCCATCACCAAACACATCAGGGCAGGTAAGTGTATTTGATGAAAGCGATGAAATGCGCTTTAACACAACCAGTTATACCAAATGGATGTGGACTTATCAAAGTGGTGGTCAAAACACACCACCACAGTCAACTGCAATGATGCGTGGACAGCCCATTGTGTTTTACAAGGTAGCATAAACTTTCAGTCCGCACACACAGCCCGGACTATAAACTGGCAGTGTTCGATATAGCTATTTTAGAGGAGAAAACAAAATGGCCGCAGCAAGCGATTATCTAGAAGACAAAGTATTAGACCATGTATTAGACGTGGCAGCATATCCACAACCAACTGCACTGTATGTGGGTTTGTTCACAGCCGACACAGGCTTGGAATCAAACTCGCCAACAGCTGAAGTAACTGGCAACGGTTATGCCAGAACAGTGGTGACATTTGGAGCAGCATCAAGTGGTTCAAGCACCAACAATGCCAACGTAACATTCCCAACTGCTTCAGGTGGTAACTGGGGAACCATTACCTATGCAGCAGTTATGGATGCTGCAAGTGGTGGCAATGTGCTGTTTTATGGCGCACTCAGTGTAGCAAAAACAGTCACTGATGGAGATACCTTCCAAATCTCGACTGGTCAGCTAACTATCACAATGGCATAACCTGTTATGGCAGTGATTGAAGCCTGGATTGGCAATTATGTAACACAAGATTATGTTCAAGCACAAGATGATTATGTTCTTGGACCAATAACTGCACGAGCCGCTATGGCTGTTGCAGGCGAAATTGTCACTTATGTAAATGCCACTGTGGGAATGTATTCAGCATTCAGCATGGACGGGGTCGTCGGTGTTGTTGAGCAGCATGCAAGTGCATCCTGGCAAACTGAGTTTTCAATCACTGTCAGCAGTGGAATAACACTAGAGGCTGCTGGCACCTTTGCCAGCAGTTTCAATCAAACTACCACAGCCGATGTCAGCATATTTGCTGCTATCACTGTGAATGTAGCCACAGCCGTGGCATTGAATGCACAAAATCTTATTGCCGCAATCATCAGTATAGATGATGTGTTTCTCATGCAAATTCACGCAAGAGCTACACTTAGAGGCGATATCGACATGGATAGTGATACCAGTATCACTATTGCAGCAAGCATACTGCACAGCACAGCCACAGTTGACATATCAGTTGCATTCACTACCACAATAGTCCCAGACTTGTTTGTGGGTGGAACTGCAACATTCTCCTCTCAGTTCACACAAACCCTATCAAGTTCAGTTGCCGTCGACGCAGCAGCCACTATGCCAGTGATCTGTTCCATGGTCACAGACGCAGTGGTCTATCTGTTTATTGAAGGCAGTGCCACAATGGTCAGCAGTTTCAGTCAGAACACTGTTGGTGCAAACTTTATTACACTGGCTGGCGAATATGCCGATTACACTTGGGACAGTGTGGTTACTTGGGATACATGGCCTTACGAAATCTGGGGGCCAGTTGGCAGTTTGTGGATGCCAACACAAATCACATTCACAGGCACACCAAGGCTGATACTCACAGGAAGAGTTATCAGCAACAACAGCTTCTCAATGACGGTGATACCACTGTTGATACACGGTGGAACAGTGAATGCATTCAGTGAATTCACTATGTCAGCCACAGGCAGCTATCTGTTGCTTGCTGAAATCTCAATGGCAGCAAACACCACCTGTTCAATTACAGGCACAGTGACTCAAAATGCAACAGCCACTTGGAACACAGTGTTTTCGGCAGCAATCACAGGCATCAAGGTGGTGTTTGCCACTGTTGACATGCCAGTTATTACCACAATGGTGGCAACTGCTGACGTAACAATGACACCAAGTGTGGATATGCCTGTGGTGTTCACCATGAGCACAACGGCTACCAAGATACACTTTGGTATAGTCAATTGTGTAAGTGAATTCTCTATGATAACCAATGCGGCAGTTGCTGTTGACAGTGGCGCAGTTGCTATCACAAGCAACTTTGATATGCAAACTGTTGCAGGCATAGTGTTTGACATCTCTGTAAACATTGTAAGTGAATTCACAACCACAGTGAATGCTCAAGTGTTAACTGGTGTTGTGGTGTTTATGGATGCAGAATTCTTCCAGACCACTATAGCAGAGATAGATATACAAGCCAGTGGCACTTGGACTGCATTCTTTATTCAAGTCACAATCGGTAAAGAACTACAGCCTACAGCATACAGAACAGTTGATGTCAATAGCGAAACTCGAATCGCCGTGATTTATCAAGAAAACAGACAACTGCAAATCAGCAGTGAAACTAGAACGTTGTTCTTGCCAACATATAATGCAAGTATAAGGAGAGTCGCATGACAACAACACTATCAGGCTTCCGCACAGACAGAATTGGAAGTTATATTGACAAAGACCCAGAGAGTTATCTAGACTACAGCATGGACTGGAGTGACTGGATGGAAACTGGTGATGCCATTGGTTCCAGCGTGTGGGATATACAAACACTGACACCTGATCTGTCGCCATTGACCACAGATGCCAACACGTTTAACCCAGCAACCAGTTTGGCTACAATTTGGATTAGAGGTGGATCAGTTAGCAAAAACTACACTGTTACCAACACCATTACCACAACCAATGGTTTGGTTGCTGCAAGATATTTTAGAATCTTTGTTCAAGACAGAAGTGCATAATGAGTGATAACGTCCGGATAACAGCTCGTCGTGCACCAAAAACTGCCATCATGGAAGTGGAAGGCAGAGTAGTGGGCAGAGACAAAAAGATAATTGATCCAAATCAGGTCAAAATATACGCCAGTTTGGGTTGCAAGGATTCAGAAATCTGTGATTTGCTGGGTTTAGACAGCAATACACTGCGTTACAATTTCAAACAGGAATTGTTGGCAGGCAAAGCTGAAATGTGCATGAGTCTTAGACGCAAACAGTTTGAAGTTGCTATGAGTGGCAACGCTGTCATGCTGATTTGGCTGGGGAAAAATTGCCTTGGACAATCAGATCAAGGCACATTGAGCAGTGACAATGCTCCACTGCCCTGGACTGACACAGATTTAACTGAACCAACCATAGAGGAATAAGCAGATTGGCACTAAGTGAACCACAAAAATTGATTGCACAAAATCCAGCAAGATTTCGCTGTGTGGTGGCAGGCAGACGTGGCGGAAAAACCTTTCTTGCTATACGTGAAATGTGCAAGTGGGCCAGCAAACCCAATCAAAAGGTATGGTATGTGGCACCAAGCTATCGACAAGCCAAACAAACAGTTTGGAAACAGTTGAAAAACAGATTGTATGATTTGCGTTGGATTCGCAAAACCAATGAAAGTGATTTAACAATTGAATTGGTCAACGGAAGCAGTATCAGTCTAAGAGGATCTGACAATGAAAACAGCTTGCGTGGTGTTGGATTGAATGGTGTTGTATTAGACGAGTTTGCCTATATTGACGAAAGTGCCTGGACTGAAGTTATAAGGCCAACACTTTCAGACACTGGTGGACCAGCACTGTTTATAACCACACCAGCCGGCAAGAACTGGACATATGATCTATATCAAAAAGGGCAAGACCCCAATGAAACAGATTGGTGGAGTTATACCTATACCAGTTTGCAAGGTGGGCGTATCCCACCAGAAGAAATTGCAGCAGCAAAAAATGATCTTGATGAAAGAACATTTAGACAAGAGTATGAAGCTAGTTTCGAAAATTATTCAGGATTGATATATTTTGCATTCAATGCAGAGCAGAATATCCAACCATACACAGACCCACCAAGTCCAAGTTTGCTGGTTGGTTGTGATTTTAATAGAAATCCAATATCAGCAGTTGTGGCTGTTCAGACTGCTCAAGGATTGCATGTGATTGACGAAATAGTGATATATGGTTCAAACACAGATGAACTGGTTCAAGAGTTGCACAGTCGTTATCCAAACAGCAGAATGACTGCTTATCCAGACCCAGCAGGTGTCGCGTTAAAAACTTCAGCGGGTGGACGCAGTGACATTACCATATTGGAAAATGCAGGAATACGCTGTGTGTATCCAAGACGCCATATGCCAGTCAAAGACAGAATCAACAGTGTCAACAGTGCATTGTGTAGCAGTTCCAACACTGTGCGTTTGCGTATATCACCAAACTGCAAAAAAACCATTGAATGTTTAACCAAGCAAACATACAAACCCGGAACACAAGTGCCCGATAAGGATTCGGGTTTTGACCACCAAAATGACGCATTAGGATATTGTGTTAGCAGCATCTATCCTATCAAGCCTCTGAGAGGCCCAACTGAACCTTTGGGTCGATGGACTATGTAAGTCAGTTAAATACTAGCAAGGAACCGAGCAAATGATTAACACAGTTGAAGAACTTCAACAGAATACAAGTGAATATGACCAAATGATAGCTGAGTGGCGCTTTCTTTACCACAGCTACATGGGTGGACCAATCTATACAGGTCAAGGGTATCTTACAAGATATTTGTTTGAAAGCGATGAAGAATATGCTCGTCGCATTGAAAACACTCCATATGACAATCAGTGCAAAAGCATTGTGCATCTTTACAACAGTTTTATATTTGCAAACCCACCTGGTCGCGAACTTGGTGATTGGAGTGACAATCCGGTATTTCAAGAATTTCTTGAAGATGCAGATCTAGAAGGCAGAAGTCTCGATCAGTTTATGCGTCAGGTTGATATTACCAGCAGTATATTTGGACATGCATGGGTTATCATGGACAAAAGCAATCAAGATGCTGACACTGAAGCTGAACAGATCGAATTGGGCATACGTCCATATCTAAGCCTGTATTCACCAATCAATGTTGTGGCTTGGGATTTTGCTCGTCAAGCCAACGGCAGCAACCAATTGGTGTATTTGAAAGTGATCGAAAGTGTCAATCAAGGCGAAACTGTTTACAGAGAATTCACACCAGAGGTGATCACAGTTTACAGTTACAGAGAAGGTTCAGATCGATTCACAGTTGAATCCACTACAGTCAATGAACTTGGTCGCATTCCAGCAGTGATTTGCTACAGTTCAAGAACTGGTGTAAATGGCGTGGGACTCAGTGAAATCACTGACATCAGCAGAATCAACAGAACCATCTATGATCTTACCAGTGAGCAGATTGCAATTATTCAATTGGCCAATCATCCCAGTTTGGTAAAAACTGCTGGCACACAGGCTGGTGCGGGTCCAGGAGCCATCATACAAATCGAAGACACAATGGATCCAGGACTGAAGCCGTTTCTGTTGCAGCCTACCAGTGCCAGTCTTGATGGTGTGCGTGGTTCAATCAAAGACATGATTGACAACATCAACAGAATGGCAGCAGTGGGCAGTGTTAGAGCCACCGAAGCCAAGACCATGAGTGGCGTGGCTCTTGAAGTAGAGAACAGAGTTTTGAATGCCAAGCTCAGCGAAAAAGCAGACAACTTGGAATTGTGTGAAGAACAGTTAATGGAACTGTGGGCAGATTGGCAAGACACAGAATGGACAGGTGTTATCACTTATCCAGACAGTTTCAATGCACGTGACAAAACCAATGAACTGGCTGTGTTGATTGGCAGCAATGAATTGGCCACTGAAGATTCACTCAAGGTGCAAATTCAGCGTCAACTGGCAGAATTGATTGTGAACGATCCACATGAACTCAGTGAAATACTGGAAGACATTGATCAAGAAAACAATGACTACAGTGACTTGACTGTTCCAGATTCTGAATTAACACATCAACCTGTAACAGACAGCACACTGGAAACACACATTTCGGATATGTTGGCTGAAGGCTACACACTGGAAGAGATCAAACAATTACACCCTGAACTGTTGGATGTGTTGTTAAGTGGATACGTAGAAATGCTGAACGATCGTGGATAACAGTGTTAGGCTTATACATCGCAATCCCCGAGACGGCAAACTTACTCCCAAAAGCAATGGGCAAAATGGACCGTGGCCTTGGCCCAGTTTGGTATTAAACAGCAGAAACGACGAGGCATATCGCGGCATGATTGAAACTTGGAAAAACCTTAAACTACCACCAGAATTCAAAAGAATTGTTGACATTGGGCAAGACAGAGGGCAAAGCCTCTTGTGGGTCAAGAGATTGAGCAATTGCGTAACTGGTGTTGACATTGACCAAACCATGATTGATCTAAGTTTGGCAAACTATCGCATCGACTGCAAACTGTGTAAACAACCTGCCAGTGATGTGCTCACTTACTGTTTGCCAGAACACAGTTTGATATCACCAGATCAACCAGAGTTCACCGACACTGATCTTGTCAAGATTGATGCCGGTCCAAGAACGCTGTTTGTGCTAGAAGCATTGGAACAGGTGCTCGCCAACAGCAAACCCACAGTATTTGTTTATATTGATCATGAAGTATCACCGTGGCATTTAGAACAGTTCCTCGAAGGCCATGGCTATCAAACAATGGATCCAGCAGAACTGCACAGCTTTTGGTGTTTTGTTCATCCAGATAGATTGGAGGAACACACAGTCCATGAGCAATCAGATGCGTAAAAAGAAATCAAAGAAAACCAGAAAATAATGGTTAGACTAAATAACACTATCACTGCATTATGCAGGTATTAACACTCATAGAGGAAAAAAAATGGAAACTGAAAGCCAAATTGAACAGGTAAAAGAGACGACTGGCGACTCTGACAGCCAGGTGGAAGCGACAACAACTGAATCACGCAGCCTAAGTCAGGAAGAAGTGAATCGCATTGTTGCCGAAAGAGTTGAAAGAGAACGCAAAAAGTTCGAACGCAAATTTGCCGATGTGGATCTTGAACGCTATCAACAACTCACTGAAGCCGAAGAGGCTCGCAAAGTAGAAGATCAGAAAAAACGTGGACAGTTTGAAGAAATTCTAAAAGAAACTGTGCATAAAAAAGATTCTGTTATTCAAACTTTGCAACAAGAATTGCACAACATCAAAATTGATGGAGCAATGCTGAATATTGCAAGCAAGAAGCGTGCTGTTAATCCCGAACAAGTTGTTAACTTGGTAAAGAATTCAGTTCGCATGAATGAAACAGGAGAAGTTGAAGTGGTTGACACCAAAACAAACACTGTAAGATACACAGACAACGGTGACCCAATGGGCATGGAAGACTTGGTATCAGAATTCTTAACTGCAAATCCACATTTCTTAAGTGCAACCGCAAAAGGTAGTGGCACCAAAGGCAATGTGCGTGACAACAACCACAATGCACCTTTGGATATCACTAAACTGGATTTTAAAAATCCAGAACACCGCAAACTCTATGCAGAATATCGCAGGAGCAGCGGCTTAGCCAGTTAATCTTATAAGGAGAATTCAAAATGGCAGGTTCAACAACCACAACCCTAGACGACCTACTACCGGCAATCACAGCCGAAGCAATGTTTGTCGCATCACAGCGTTCAATCATGCAGGGTCTTGTCAAAAACTACAATGTGCCAATGGCATCAGGCAACACAATCACAGTGCCAATTTACCCACAGCAAACAGCAGCTGATCACACAGAAGGCGCAGTTGTAACTGACACACCAATTTCAACTTCAGGTGCAACACTAACAGTTGCAACAAGTGCAATTCGCACACTTGTAAGTGACCTTGCAATGGACACAGCAGCATCAAACGTAACTGCTGATCTTGGTCGTCTCTTTGGTGAAGCAATTGCTCGCAAAGTGGACACAGATCTTTGTGTGCTACTTGGCAACTTCACAAATGTCACTGGTGACGGCACAGCAGCAATCACAGCAGCCAATGTTGCAAACGCAGCAGCACAACTACGTGGACGCCAAGTTCCTGTAGAGCGCACAGCTATTGTTATCTCACCATATATTGCATATGATCTTAAATCAGACATCACAAATGCATGGCAGAACCCACTAGGTGACTATGCCAACGATGCAATGCGTGAAGGCTATTTGGGTCTATTGTTTGGTATTCCAGTGTATGAAAACGCTAACATTGTTGGCGGTGTTGATGCAAGTGAATTCAAAGGCGCCATCTTCCACGGTGATGCACTTGGATTGGCCATGGTCGGCGATCTAAAATTGGAAATCCAGCGTGACGCTAGCAGAATTGGAACAGATATTGTTTGTTCGATGCAGTATGGCGTTGGCGAAATCTATGATGATTACGGACAGACACTATTCTTTGACAGTTCAATTGTAGCTTAATCGGAGGGATAGACCATGATGATGAGCAATGACGCAGATCTATTAGAATATCTACCAGATCTATATGACTATGGTATTCAGGACTTCAGTTCATACCATGCCAAAACCGAGCAAGACATCTTGCGAGAATTGCGTATTCGCTGGTGGCCAACAGTTTCATATCGTGCAGTCCACGATATTAGAATTGTGAGTTCACCGGAAATGAATCCGCTGTTGCTTGAAGATACACAGTTTACTCGGAGCGCCGTTTTTCATTGTCTAAGTTTCTATGTTCTACCACAGTTAAACAAATTTGAGCCAGATGGCGACAGATTTGGGGAAATGATGACATACTATCGCGAAAGATACAAGGAAGAATTTGATCTTGTGCTTCGCGATGGTGTGTTGTATGATTTTGATGGCGACAGCACCATAACCAGTGCAGAAAGAGAGCCACAATACTTCCTGAGATTACAAAGGTAAACGATGAGCAAAAGAGAGCAAATTGTCGAAAACATTGTGGAAGTGTTGCAAAACGCAACAGATCCACGCTTTGGCCTGGTTACACGGAGCAACTTTGATCCAACCAAGCTAAGCCGTCAACAGTTCCCAGCAATTTATATCCAAACTGCTGACGAAACCAAGACAGATGAATCGATGATACCGTCAATGACACGAAGCAGCATGCTTGAAGTGTTGTTGGCAGTTTATGTTAATGGTAAAAACATTGACACATTGCGAAACGCTGCAATCGAAGCAATCGAGGACACACTTGAACTGGATAGATCCAGGGGCGGTGCAGCTCGAATCAGCCGTGTAAACGAAGTAACTGTTGACTTTGACATGCCGGATATGTATGGCAAAGTGGATATTATGGTAGAAGTATATTACACCTATCCAAGAGGACAATCATGAACAACACAATTGAAGTGAATAATGGCAGCAAGAGCAAATGGATCAATCCTGCAGATCTTGAAGCCTACCGTAAAATTGGTTTTGAATCTGTTGTTAAAACAGAGAATAAGCCAGTAAAAAGTCAACCCAAACCTCAAGCAATTTTGACGGCAGAGGCTGATATCATAGAGCCAAAAGAGGAGAACTAATATGGCAACCTATACAGGTCAACAAGGATCAATCTTTCTTGGTGGCACAGCAGTAGCTGAAGTCACCAATTTTACCATTGATCACACTGTAAACACAATCGAAGCAACAGCAATGGGTGATGTTTACAGAGAATACAAAACTGGCATGAATGAATGGTCAGGTAGTGCTGACGTGCTGTATGACAGTGCATCAGTCTATCAATCAGCCTGGCCAGGCAACTTTGCTGGAGATGGTTCAGGCGGACCAGCACCAGTTGCATTGATTGCATATCCAGGTGGCAACTTTGCTGGATTCCCAAAGATCAGTGGCAACATCTATATCACTGGTTTCAGCGTAAGCAGTGAAATGGAAGGCATGGTTACAGCAAGTATCAGCTTCCAGGGCAATGGTCCAATGACAATTGGTGACGCACCATAATGTTAAAAATTGGGGCTAACGTAACTGTTAGTCCCAATTTGCAGCGCAAGTTGGGGCAAGCACTAGACGAGTTTACCGAAGAAATCATCGAAGACGCTTCTGTGATTGCTAGAGGATTTACACCTCGTCGTAGTGGAAAAGCCCAAAGAGCATGGCATGTTGAAGGCAGAGGCAGAAATGCCGAAGCAATCAATGATGTTCCGTATATCGAGAGACTGGACAAGGGCTGGAGTAAACAAGCTCCTCGAGGTATACTTAAACCGACCTTAAGAAGACTTACAGGTCAAACAAGGAGAATAACCAGATGAATGCAATATTAAACAAAGCGACTACACACTTCCGCAGTAAACTTGACGGATCACTGAACAGCATTGACGTGCCAGAGTGGGAAACAACTGTTTACTTCTATCAAACATCACCTCTAAGAGACGAAAGTCAAATCTTGAAACTACAGCAAGAAGGCAAACCAGTGGATGCACTGGTGCAAAGTCTTATTGTAAAAGCAAGAAATGCTGACGGAACAAAGATGTTTCAAAATGCAGACAGAGTTACATTGTTAAACGAAGTAGATCCAGCAGTGATTATTCGAATCGCCAGTGCTATCAATGGTGTTGATGAAGACTCACTAGAGGATGTGGAAAAAAACTAAAGGCCGACCACGACATCATGTTCTTGATGTCGCTGTGTCGGGAATTAGGGATTACCCTTGCCGAGGGGATGAACATATCAGTGTTCGAACTCAAGTGTTGGGCTGCTTTCTTTAAGATTGATAACCAACGCACGAAGGAGCAAATGAATCGTGGCAGACGCAACACTTAAAATCAATGCCGATACCAGGCAAGCCGACAAAGCATTAGGTAGAGTAACTGCTGCTCTTGGTGCGTTAGCTAGTGCATTGGCTACCAAAGCTATTGTGCAGCAGTATACTGCTTTTGAAAAATACAGAACAGTTCTAAATACATATCTTGGTAGTCAAAGCAAAGCAAACAGAGAATTAGGCAGACTACAAGACTTAGCCAATAGTCTTCCTCAAGATCTCAATGACATAACCAAAGCGTTTGTTCTGTTTACCAGTAGAGGTATTGACACCACTAATAAATCTTTGACAGCCTTTTCAAATATTGCTACAGCAAACGGTAAAAGCCTTGAACAATTAGGCGAGGCTGTTGCAGACGCTCTTACAGGTGAATATGAACGACTAAAAGAGTTTGGTATTAAAGTCAGCAAAGACAATGACAAATTTGTTGCTGATATTGGCAAGGGCAACAAAATTATAGCAGACAGTTCACGTGAACTGGTTGATGAGTTAAGAAAACTAGGTGAAGAAAATGGCAAATTTGGGCGAGCTGCCAGTGTTAATGCTGCAACACTAAGTCAGAGTTTTAGCAATTTACAAGGAGCAGTGTTTGAAGCCAATGTTGCTTTTGGTGAAAGTGCTAAAGGTGGCTTAAAAACATTGGTAGAAACTATTACCTTTATTATACGCCAAAATAAAACTTTCATCGAACAATTAGGTAGAGGATTAGGTCAAGCGGCAAGTGCTGCTGCTAATGTTATTGCCCTGGTAGTTGATAACATAGACAAACTTCGGGCAGTAGCAGTTGCGTTTGTGGCTATCAAACTGCAAATGGTTGTTTATCACATTGGCACAAGTTTATATCGCATGGGTAAAATGGCAGCAGCCGCCGGAACTGGCATGCTACGACTTAACAAAGCTGCGGTTGGCAAAGGCGTTGTTGGATTGATTGGTTTGGGCATTGCTATTGCTGACGCAATGGGTGCTTTAGATGGATTATATGCCAAATTGGGCGTTGGGGAAAGTGAATTTGATAAACTCAGTGGAAGTTTGGTTACTAGTGTAAATCGCATCAATGGCGAATTACAAAAATTAGACGCAGCAAGCGAAAGAAATACGCAGGCCTGGCAAGATTTGGTTAAAGAAGGCACACCACTGGTTGCAGCACTTAACGAGCTAACCAAGGGCTATGATGAACAAATTTCTGCAATCAATGCTCAATTAACTGCTACTAATTTAAGTGCAACAGAATATGCAAATTTGAATGATGAATTAAATAGTCTTAGACAAAATCAAGATAGCGTCAATGATGCTATTGGTGAATTTACAGATATCTCAACACTTCAACTTACTATTACCAAAAAATTAACAGCAGCACAAAAAGCTGCCAACGACGCATTAGTTGATACAAATGACGCTATCGAAAAAAACAAAGAGGTGGGCCTTGCAATTCAAGGTGTTGCCGAACTATACCAACAACAACAACTAAGTTTTGAACAATACAGTATGACAATGTCTAGCTTGATGGACAAACAATTTGCTCATCAGGTTAAATTACAAGATGCTGAAGATAGACATCTAAACTTAATCATCAAAAAATATGATCGCGAACAATCGTTAATTGCTAGAAATCAAAAACTCAAAGAAATTGCCTATGCTAAAGAGCTAAAAGCTCTAGGTGTAAATGCCCAGGACGCACAAGATTTAGCACGAAAAAGAAATGAGTATGAAGAAAAGTCAGAATATGATAAGACTCAATATGTAATTGGCCAGGCCGGAGAAGCACTAAGCAAACTTGGACAATACAACAAAAAAGCATTCGAAGCAGCCAAGGCATTAAACATTGCTGAAGCATTGATGAGCACTTACACTGGTGTTGCAAATGCACTAAAACTGCCATTCCCATTGAATCTGATAATTGGTGGCGTTGTTTTAGCAAGTGGTCTAGCACAGGTAGCGGCTATTAGAAGTCAACAATATTCAGGCAGAGCACTGGGTGGTCCTGTTATGGGAGGACAAAGTTACATTGTTGGAGAAAATGGACCTGAGATGTTTACTCCGGCTACATCTGGTGGTATCACACGCAACAATGATCTTGAACCAGCCACAACAAACGTAAACTTCTATATCCAGGCCAATGACACCAAAGGATTTGATCAATTGCTTGCTGAACGCAAGCCAATGATTGTGAATATGATCAAAACGGCTCAGAATGACCGCGGAAATCGCAGTAATGTATAAGAGAGATTAAATACAACTATGCCAGGAACACTTACACTCACAGACTTCACCGCAGTTACAGTTAAATCTGTTGCACCCACTATCACAACCATTGCTATCAGTGGTGTTAGGCAAAGCAAACAGATTGCTGGCCAGTATTGGGAAATTGATGCTGAATATGCACACCTTGACAGGCAAGAATTTGCTCGTGTTATGGGTTTCTTGAGCAAGCAACGCAACAGTTTATACAGTTGGAGTTTGATTGTGCCAGTTTTAAGCAACACTGCCGGCACAGTGGCCACAGTGGCAGCAGCAAATCCTGGCGATTCAACCACAATGACTATCACAGCCAATGCAGCCACAGGAGCAAGCACTGTGAATTTTGACACAGCATATGGATCGGCAAAATTTGCCAGTGCAGGCGTAAGTGCCAGTGAAGGTTTACTTGCTGGCGATTTTATAAAATTTAGCAATCACAACAAGGTGTATCAGTTAACCGAAGATGTTGCTTTTGATTCCGCTGGTGCAGGCACACTCACTTTCTTTCCAAACTTAACCGACGCAGTTACCACAAGTGACACAGTGGTGTATACAGGTGTTCCATTTACAGTGTTCAGCAAAAACGACACCCAAGAATATCAATATGGTATCGGCGGCGAAAACTCAGTGGAGCTAAGTCTGCAGGAGGCATTGTAAATGACTCGTCCTCTACCACCAGGTGCTGTTACAATCTTAAACAGCAGAGCATTTATTACCTGTGAACTTGTGGAATTTCAACTGGCAACACCACTGTATCTTACTAATGCACAGTTTGATATTGCTGCGTCAACAGAAACAAGCGGTGGCACACAAACCTATTTGGCACAAGGCACATTTCTTGCTTACAGTGGTGTAAGAGAAATTGATGAAATGCGTGTAAACAATATCAACATCACATTCTCTGGTGCATCAAATGCCTATATCAACATTGCACTCAATGATGACTACTTGCACAGACCTTTTAGAATTTACAAAGTGTTCTTGAACAACAGTGATATGGCATTGCTCACTGATCCAATTATGATCTATGATGGTGCTATTGTGGGTGCAAGTGTGCAAGAAAGTGCAACCGAAAGTGTTGTGACATTTCAAACTGCAAATCAATTTTATGATTTCGACAGAGCTGCAGGACGTAAAACCAATGATGGCAGTCAGCAAAGAGCGTTCCCTGGTGATAGAGGAATGGAATACAGCACAGCCAGTGTGCAAGATATTAGATGGGGCAGAGCATCGTGATTATAGAAGCACAAAGTTATCACTTGAAAGATTTAACTGATCTTGCAAAAAAGTATTTTGCTGAATCTCCATACAGCAGCACACATCAATTCGACAGTGACACCACACTAGAAAGCCTACGCAGAGGAATGATCCTTGCGTCACATCGTGTGCTGGCAGTTGAATATAACAGTGAAACAGTTGGCGGAGCATTTGCTTATGCAGCACCTTATACTTGGTGTCCAGATATCAGAGTCAACTGTGAATTTATCTATGTGTTACCCGAACACAGAGACAAAGGATTTGCTGAAGACTTGCTGCTCAATCTAAAAAATTGGGCAGAGGCAATGAATGCCAAAGAAATATGCGCTGGTGATATTGGTTTTAGACCACCAGTTACACAGCGTTGGTTGGAAAACCAAGGCTATCAAGATCCTGGTGTGATGCTAAGGCAGGTATTGGTATGAGCAATGCAATTGAAGCAATCACCACAGTAGTTGGTGCTGTTGTTGGTTTTATGGTTGCTGGTCCAATTGGTGCGCTTATTGGTGCAGGCATTGGTTATGGCAGTGCTGATCTTATCAACAGCATTATCAATCCAGGGTTTGATGTTCCGGATTCAGGATTTGATCAAGCAACAAATCAAAACCAAGGTGTGCTGGTTAACAAACAGGGCACCAATCTAAATATTCCTGTGATATACGGAACTCGTCGCGTGGGCGGCAGCAGAGTGTTTGTGAGCACCGAAGGTGAAAACAACAAATACTTGCATATTGTGCTTGCTATTGCAGAAGGCGAAATTGAAGGCTACACCGAAATATACTGTGATGATATATTGGCCTGGAGTGGCACTTCGGCACAAGGTCAACGCTATGAAGCCAACCAAGGCAAATATCGCGGTGTGGTCACATTTGAAACCTATCACGGAACAAGCACACAAAACTCACCACCACTCACAATTGGTGTTGGCGGTTGGAGCAATCAGCATCGACTAAGAGGCCTGGCCTATATTGCGTTTAGATTGACTTGGGTCAAAGTTGAAAGTGCTGAAGATCAGGATGAAACACCGTGGAGCAGCATCCCAACTATCACAGTGGTGTGCAAAGGCAAGAAAATTGCCAATGCTGCCAATTTTGATGACACTGTTGCAAGAAGTGTGGCATATGCAGACGAAACAGTGGCTTTTAGCAACAATCCCATTAACTGTTTGTTAGATTATTTGCGTAACCCTTTATATGGAAAGGGGCTCAGCAATGATCAAATCAACTTCAAGAGTTTTAGAGACGAAAACATTCGCTGGGGCAAATTGCAAGATGGTCAAACCATTGCAAACCCAGATCAGTTCCACGAATGCAATGCTGTTATATTCACTGACAGAACACTGTTTGATAACACACGCACCATGTTGTTCAACATGCGAAGTGCGCTGCCTTATCAAAGCGGCAGGTTTGCTGTCAGAGTGGAAGACAACAGACAAGATGATTCAATATACGGAACCACAAGCACACCAGTTATGACTGTGGGCGAAGACAGCATTATTGGCACACTGAATTTGGAAAGCGACAATGTAAAAGGCAAATACAACAGAGTAAATGTCACTTACATGGGTGGTCGCCAAGACACACAGTTAACCAACGAAGCAGTTGAAATTACCTATCCAGAACCGGACAGTGCTCTTGCAGCACAGTATCTTGCCGAAGACGATAATAGACTCAATGAAATGAAGTTTACACTTGAACATGTCACTCAAGACAGTGTTGCGTTGAAATACGCACAAGTAGCAATTGCTAAAAGTCGATACAGGAACAAGATTGTGACTTTCATTGGCGATGCCAGTTTGCATCAATTACAGGTCAACGATATCTTTACATTGGTTTATTCAGGATTGGGAATCAACGGTGAATTCCGCGTTAAAAGCATTCAATTTAACGGTGATTACACTTTCTCAATTGTTGCTGAAGAACACAATGATTTGATATATGGTGGCAACGTAATACCATATCGTCGCAGAACACCAACACTGGGCAGTATTGGAAATTATCCAATATACATTGACAAAGATGGCGTGGTTCATCACATTGGCAACAAAAGCGATGCACCACTGGGCTATGATTGGGTAGCACCACCAGATTTGAATCCTGTATACAACAACCCACAATTGCCAGGATACACACAAGAAGAAATTGAAGCAGCAATGGAGAGTGGACTGTTGATTGGCATTGTCAATGGTGACATCATACTGGCTGATCCAGAGTTTTTGCCTGTGCCAGAAATACTCAGTGCCACTGTATCACCCAGTGTGTATGGACACAGCCAAGTGGATGTCAGACTGTTCTTTACTGCCACTGACGAACCAAATGTTGATTTTACACAATTGTTGCAATTCTTTCCAAGAGAAAATGCTTACTTCCAGGTTGCAATTGGCAATCAAGACACAGCAGCACGAGACGGCTACATTGAATTGCAAGCACTGAACCCAAGTAGACCACTGAATTGCAAATTGCAATTTGTTGGCAAACAGAGGCAGTTGAAAACCACCAGTGATGCATTCACAGTGGACTTCACAGGGTTTATACCCAATAACATCATATTCGAGGAACTGTAATGCCTATATTCAGATCAGGAACCACAGATTGGAACAGTTTAACTGTTGCGTGGAGCGCAGCAGGGCCTTGGTATGATCCACTGTTTGATGCCACTGGCAATGTCACACACACCAGTGCCGCTGTGGATCTTGGTGAATCAACCTGGGTATGGCCCGAAACACTGATTGGCGCTGATGGAATTGGCAACGGCGGTGTTGGTATCAGTTATTCAGTGAGCAGTGATGATGTCACTTACACACCACAACCTGTTGGCAGTTTTGAAGCCAGATATGTTAAAACTGTGGTTGATGCCGATGCTGATGTTTTAAGAACATTGCAAAGCACGTTTAACACAGTTATCAAAACTGCAACCTATCAAAACCTTGACACAACCACATTGACTGGCAACACAGCACAGCGCAGTCTTGATCTTAGCAATGACTTCTCTAGCATCTTTGGCTTGGTGCTAAACAGTGCTGCCAGTGAGCCAGAAATAGTCATAGTGGATGTGGCCAATGTGGCACCAGCCAATGTCAGTTTCAGCATACGTGATGTGGACACATATGGCAAGGTCAGCATTGATGGTGTTGTAAATATCACAGTCACAGGTTATCCAACAGTGAGTTTGGATACAACCACAGGAACAGTGGAGAGGAGTGATCTAAATGCCGGTTAGAAAAACCAAAACTGGATGGCGTTGGGGTAGCACAGGCAAAGTTTACCCAACGCGAGAACAAGCCGAACGCCAAGGTCGTGCTATACGAGCTGGCGGTTATAGAAAAAAGAAAAGGAAGACCTAGATGCCTTGGCCCCCAAGCGGTGACATTGACGAAACTGTGTTTGACAGCGATTCAGACAAGATTTCAGTGAGTCGTCCAGAAATATACAAAATGGCAACCTATGTAAACGACATAGTGGACGAAGGTCCATTTACAGCCAACAGTTTTAGCACAGTGAGTGCAAATGGTGTGAATTTGATTGCTGACAGCAGCACAGATACACTGACTATATCACCAGGAAACAATGTGATTATCACTGCTGATGCAAACACAGATACACTGACCATTGCCAGCACAGGCAGCACCGGTGGAACTGCAACAGCCAATATCAACATGAATGGCTTTAATATTTCGGACAGTCAAGGCTTGGTCAATATTGCTGATGGCATGCAAGTGGATGCATTCAGTTATTTTTCAGGTGGATTGCAAGCCAATGCCAAAGTTGACATTCAGGCAAGCGAAACAGGATCACCAGTTGCCAGTCAACAAGGATTGTCAGTGTCAGTGAACGGCGACAACAGCACTGCCATTGTGGCATCTGGATCACCAACAGGATCAGAATTGTTTCTGGCTGTGGAAGATTTTGACACAGCAGCAGCCGGGACAAGAACACTTGACGGCTATTTGATTATCAAGGTTGATGGCGCTACTCGCTACATACCTTATTACATATAACAGGAGAACAACATGGCTTGGCCAACAACGGTAGCAAACACATACGTGGGAAATTCGGCTGCAAGCATCAGCAGTGCAAGAAGTGAACTGGATGACAGCATTGTAGCAGTAAACGATATTATCAACAGCAGAGGTCTAGCCAGTGGCATTGCCAGTCTAGACAGCAGCGGACAGGTGCCTGGCGGACAAATATCACCAAACTTGACAACCACAAGTGGACAAGATCTAAATTTACAGCCCGATAGTGGCAGAGTCACAGTGGCCAACATTATCAGTTTGAACACACAAACAGTTGCACAAGTGAGCAATATTGCAACACCAGTTAGTGGTGACGTGGTGTATACCAGCAACGGTGATGCAGGCACGGCTTGCATTGCAGTGTATAGTGTGGACAATTGGAAAATTGTTGCACTGGGTGGTAATATTTCAGCAACTTAAAGGTTGACAGCACACACTGTTTCAGTTAAAATAAGTGATATATCGGGAGTCGGACTAAATATATTTGCAAGAAGCAGCCACTCTAAATCCCGGATTTGCGTCCATGGATTTCTCTTTACACAGTGCCATGTGTAATATCCTACTAACGCTTCTTGCTAATAAAAATATATACTCCAAGTATAAAACCGGAACCCTCTAGCAACTTATTCCCTTTTGCTGCTAGAGGGTTTTTCTTTGGGTGGATCCACTCTGAATCTAAAAAGTTTGAAAACAGTGAAAAAAACCACGCATAGTCAACCCGTTAGACCCTAGATCAACAGTGGTTTTTTCAAGACTTCGCGATCGGCACCGGGTTAGCGGGTTGACTACGTTAAAAGGTTTTTTAGTAAAAAAACGGAATTTAGCGGTTGACTGCTAAATACAACTATGCTATATTATATAGACAATAACGATATAAAAGGGTAAAAATTATGACAAAAACTAATCCGTGGGCCGAATTTGCAAATCCGGAATCGAGTAAATTTTGTGTGTTCTCGTATTACGAAGACGACACTGACAATTGTATAGAATTCTATTCCGAAGATCCAAAATTGGAAACCATAGTGTCACTGATGGCAACACAAATTTTAACCGAACCCAGTTATAAGTGGCCTATTGTGGGCGAAAACGACGAGAGAGCACTATATGTGTTGCCCACTGCACCATCACACCTCAATCAAGCAAGAGCGTTAGCAGTGGAATATAATATTCTTGCCAGCGAAAACTGTTGTGACGAGGACTATATTATCGACTAAAAAGGTTTATAATCCGTAGCCAGTGGATGTGTGAGTTTATAACTAATACAAAAACTGGCTACGGAGGAACAAAATGCAGTTTACAATCACAGAGGGTGACAATCGAGACACCCTTAAAAACTATCCCGACAACTATTTCGACTCAATCATCACAGACCCACCATACGGAATTGACTTCCTAGGCAAGAGTTGGGACGCCAACACAGGTGCGTTAGAAACCTATCAAGAGTGTTTGCGAGTGCTCAAACCTGGCGGACATATTCTTGCGTTCAGTGCGGCAAGAACCTATCACCATCTTGCAATCACACTGGAACAAGCAGGCTTTGAGATCCGCGATCAGATTATGTGGATCTATGCTAGTGGCTTTCCAAAAGCACAGGACTTGGGCAAAATGGCTGATAGCAGAATACTAAAAGGAAACGCAAGCACTCGTAGTCAAAGACAAATGGCTATGGGTAATGATTATACAGAAGTAGGACATTATACAGTTCATAGCGGAGACAAAGAGTCTAAACTTGCACAGGCATCAAAAGACAACAGCAAAGGAACAAACTGGACACCGCAAACACCGGAAGCACAACAATGGGCAGGTTGGAAAACAGCACTCAAACCAGCACACGAACCCATCTGTATGGCTCGCAAGCCGTTTAAAGGCAGTGCCATAGACAATGTGCTTGAGCACGGTGTTGGAGCACTAAACATTGATGCCACGAGAATAGACTTTAATGGCGACAAACCAACTTATTGGGCCGCAACAAACACATATCAGAAAACCCAGCAGATGAATAACACTGGGGAATACGAAAAAAATGTGTGTTTAGGACAAGTTGAAAACCCAAACACAGGTCGCTTCCCCAGCAATGTGATAGGTGATATCCCAGACTATCAGAAGTATTTCTATTGTCCAAAGGTAAGCCGCCGAGAAAGACATTGTGGTTTTGAAGCATTACCACCAAGTGCTGGAACAACAAAGATGTATGGCCCAGAGCAAGCAGTCACAAGAAATACAGCAAATCTAGGCGGCGACAAAGTAGGAAAAAACGCCAAAAAACACGATCCGCTGGGTCATATTCCAACAAGTAAAGGTGGTATGTGGGATGTAGATGGAACAGGTGTTCAATATAATGCCAATAAAGGCAACCTGGGTCATATTCCCACAGGCAATAATTTTGGTGATGGATTGGCCAATGGTAAAAAACTACACAAAACAAGAGACCCTCTCGCTCATATTCCCACACAAGCAAAAATGTTAAACCATATGGGCGGACATTATATTGATGCTCCCATAAATCAAAATGTTTGGTTGCCCAATATTGGCAACATTAAAATACACGGGCTCAAGCACGAGTATGAAGAATGGTGCAAGAATAATAAACCAACTGGCAATGTAGGCAACAACCATCCAACAGTCAAGCCAGTTGATCTTATGCGTTATTTGATCAAGTTGGTGACACCACCCAACGGCAAGGTATTGGATCCTTTCTGT